GCCCTGTTGATTGGGAAATACTTACGCCAGACAGTATGCAATTGTATCTAGACAATTTAGAAAAAAAGGAAGCACCGAGAAGGGCATTTTATACATTGTCCAGTAAAGAGTATGAACATTTAAGTATGGACATGGCAGACATCACTAGATACATCACAGAGATATTGGGAATCGTTAGATTTTATAGAGATTACGACAAAGAAGATGAAGCTCCACAAGAGAAGTAATCTGATGTAGTATGGGGATAACTAAAACATAGGAGAGTATTATGGGATTACTAGATATCATAGGAATCATTGCACTAATAGTTTTTACCGCTAGTGTTGTAGCTGCCTTAACACCAACACCTTCAGATGAAAAGTGGTTAGGCAAGGCTTACAAATGGACTATTGACCTTTGTGCCTTGAATATAGGTAAGGCAAAAGAACTAGCTCAACAAAAAGCTAAAAAATAATGAGTGAAGCACCTGATGCTTTTGTCTATAACGCTGTCTTGGACAGAATAATTGATGGCGATACTTTAGATTGTATTCTTGACTTAGGATTCTCGGTGAAACTGCACAAGCAAAGAGTCAGACTCGCAGGGATAGACACTCCCGAATCACGCACCAGAAACCTAGAAGAAAAAGCATTGGGTCTTTTGGCTAAAGAAAGACTCAAGGAATTATGCGTAGGTGCATTCAAAATTAAATCACTTGGTAAAGGTAAGTATGGTCGCATATTGGGCGTGCCTTATACTGAAGAAGGCGAAGATGTTTGTGCAAAACTTATTGCAGAAGGACATGCCGTTGAGTATTGGGGCGGTAAAAAGACCGCTAGAATTAGAGAAGATGGAACGTGGGGAGAATGACATGCACATATCTGATGAAGGTCTAGCACTAATCAAACACTTTGAAGGCTGTCCTGTGAATGGAGCAGGCTACCCTGTTGCTTATCTATGCCCTGCAGGGGTATGGACTATAGGCTATGGACACACCCATAGAGTTAGAGAACATGACAGATGGACAATGAGCCATGCCGATTATATTTTAAGAGAAGAATTAGAAGATGAATATGAAGTAAACATAAAGGACTATGTGAAAGTGCCATTAGAGCAGTGTCAGTTTGATGCTCTTGTAGCTTGGGTGTTCAACTTGGGTGTAGGTAACTTAAGAGATTCTACGTTGCTTAAAGTGCTTAATGAAGGCAAGTATCAAGAAGTGCCAGAGCAGATTAAAAGATGGAACAAGGCAAACGGAACAGTGTTGTCAGGATTGGTCAAAAGGAGAGAAGCAGAAGCATTAATGTTTTCAGGTAAAAACTGGAATTAAGTCTAAATGACATCAAGTAAAAAACCACTCACTGCAAATTGTAACAACTGTTATCTCGGTTTGTTTTGGAATGGTAAAACTTTCAAGCGATGGAAAGAAAAATAAATGGGACTTTCAAAAAAACAAAATAAAAGATTAGGAGCAATATTATCAGTGATGTTCAAGGAAGAGACTCCAACAAATCATTTAGCAGAAGTAGTAACCGAAGGATTCGTAGCCAAAGAAGGCGAAGAATTTGCTATCACTCCCAAAGGATTAGACGAGAAGAATAGGCTCTGCACATTGGCAGGATTGAATATTAAGTATCAATCAGAAAAGGCAAACGAAAAAAAAGGGTAGATATACGCCCTAACCTTATTCCTTCAACAGAGCTTTAATCTCATCAATATCATTAAACAAATCTTTTTTAATCATTGTAGTAATCATACTCACATAAAACATTGTTGAATCATCTTCATCTAACTCTTTGAGTAAGAAGTCTGCCCTCCTAACGTGTTCTTCTGGTAAATCTCCATTCTTGACTGTATATTTTAATGCTCTTTTAATTAAGACCACATCTTTACTTGAAAGGTTTTTCATTATCATTTCTTATCTCCATTTGTTTCCTTCATACCAACCTACCAATGAATACCTTGTGCCTCTAGTTACAGGGAGTATCTTGTGATAAATAAAAGAAGGAAAGATTAATATAGTTCCTTGTTGTTTTAATTCTATTTGGCTAGGGGTATTAATGCCTTTAGTAAAGATAAAATCTCCACCATCATAATTAACAGGGTTGGTAAGCTGCACAGTTATACTTAGTTTTCTTTGGGAAAGATTGTCAGTCAAAGTGGCATCCATGTGTTCATCATAGAAATTGCCAACATTGTATTCTGCTATTTGAAACTCTTGAACCCCATTAAGATTGAACCCAAAACATTCTCTGTTTGCTAAATTAATATATCTTCCAATAGTATCGTTTATATCTTTAGCGTAATTACTCCCATAAGGAAACCCAACAACTTTGGACTTTCTTATTTCTTCATTTTTTTTGCTTTGTCCTACTTTCCCTGTTTGGTTAGCAGACTCTCTGTATAAATTTAATAGACGTTCGCAGTCACTCTTTGGCATTTCTGCTGCTAGTGCATACCACCAACTATTCATATAACTTTTTTATTAAAATAAAAGGACTTATCAATACAAATATAATTGCACAGCATAATCCTAGCATCAAAAATAAAGCTATTTCCCACCACCTAGTAAATACAGGAACTTCCATTATTAAAACTCCGCATTGTCATCGTCAAGAAATAAAATAGACCACGCTACAATAGCGAATATAGCAATGATTCCTAGTGTGTATAAAAATGTTTCCATTATCCTATAATCCAACCATCGGCAGATTGAATCCAACCTTTAGTCTCTAGGTCACATCTTACTTGATGTAATTCATCGTCAGCCTCTACTATTAAAGTATTAAGTTCTTCAGACCTTTTGACCAGTTCCTTTTCTCGTTGCATCAAGCCTATAGATTCAGAGCCATCTTTTTTTACAGGCTTCTGTTTTGCAACAGCTTCTTCCACTATAGGTTCTTCTTTTTTAATTTTAGTCACTTCTATTTTCTCCTTCTTTTTGAATATTGGTTTATAATCAAATGGTTCAGAATCAAACCAACCCAATCTGTTTTTTGTAAATAGCATGGTTAATCCTGCTAAGATTCCTGCTCCACCAAATGTAACTACTACAGATGTTGTTATAGCTACGAAACTACTAGCAGCACCGCCTATCTCCCACTGCCATACTCCCAAGCCAAACGAAGGAATTGATACTAACAATATCCATAGTGCCTGTTTATTTCTTTTAGTCATTTGTTTATCTCCCTTTGGTTTAGTTCAACAACCCTTTTTCTTTAGTTCTTGCATATTGGTCTTCATGAAACAGGTCAACTAATAAGCGAAGTTGTTCATCTAATTCCTTTATTTTTTCATCCATAGAATTAATTTGATTTTGTTGGTCAATTATTCTGTTCAATATGACTTCTAATTTTTGTGCGTTGATATCATTCATTAGAATTTCCCATCATCTTTGATTCCTCTTCTTCAGTAGCCAACCACAATAGATATAGTTCTTTCATTCTTTCGTGTTCCATAACCTCTCCTTTTTGTTTTCAAAAAACTCCACCAAATACTTCCCCAAGTAATAAGGTAAAAATGCAATCATCATAGTTAGAAATATAGATAAAAATAATAAACCCACAACTGTGTATATGAATACGTTTAAAATTTCTTTATACATTCCTTTTGTCTTTCCATAATTCTTTCATAATTTGTCTGATTTCCTCTACATCATATACAGGGTTGTTAGGACTTGTAAATGATCGCACAGCTTCACTTATGATATCCCTTTGGTTGTATGTGAAGTTACACTGTATCGTTTCGTAGGGGTCGTTTATTAAAGGTCTGCCATGCTCGTCATGTGGTTCGTTAGGTTCAATCATTTTTTAGCACCTCTATTTTTAAATCATTAATTCTTCTGTCGGGAGTCAGTATAAGAACTTCCTCTTCTTCTCTGCAATTAAAATAAGAAGCAATGTCTTTTCCTTTTACCCATCCAGATAACAAGACTGCATTCCCTCTATACAAATCAGGTTGGTTGACTTTCTCAGAAAACTCTTTAGGGAAGTAGAATCTTTGACCGAACCATCTTGCCCTGCCTTCATCCAATGTCCAAGACACCCCAGTTTCATCTTCTTCTCTCTGCCCTCTGTAAACTTTTACCTTATCTTGATTGGTCAGCTTCATGAACTGCTCTCTTTCATTTTTGCCCTCACAGCAATTATGCGAATCTGCGACCACTTCCATTTTCCAGTGTTCACTTATTATCATTAGTAAGAGAGCCTTAATCTCATGTGTAAATTCAGAATCAGTCCAAAGCTCTCTGAAGGTTTTCCAAAACAAGGGCAGGTTATCAAGGTACTCTTCGTTTATAGCATCCTGTATAAAGGTCACCATTCTGTCTGGTCGGTTAAGTAGAAAGTATTCTTCTGATGTTTCACGTGGAACATTATCGGTAATGTTTATGTTTGTCATCTTTTTCTCCTTCAATTAAAAAAACCATTATGGACTTTTATAATCATTTGTCTAGTCTTTTTTGGAATAAATTACAAAACCCAAAATTAAATAAATAAAATATATATTCCATTTTGGTCTAAATAGTGTATAATGGGTTATGTGACATTATTTTAATAAATTGAAAAAGGTAAAAAAAATGAAAAAAAATGAAATGAAAGTTGGGGCTAGAGTCAGGTTTACAGTTGACTACTATCTCTTAACCAACAGGCTTAAATCAAGAAGTTGGTATGGTGGTTACTATATGTATGAGCTAAAAACGATAGGCTATAAATGGGTCAAGTTGAAGGCTCATGGAAAGAACTACAAGATGCCTAGAGATGTTTGGGATGACCTTATAAAGACAAACAGATTTGGCGTTTGGATTGGCAAGAATAACTTCTTGCCATACTCCGATACAGAAGAACAGAGGATGGCAGCATAATGGCAAAGCCTAATAAGAGAGATAGGTTTGTTCATCTGGCAAACCACAGAGTCAGCAAGGCTTTACATTTTTTAGACCTGCTAGGAAACTTAGCAGATAAAGAAAAATATGATTTTACAAAAAAGGATATTGATAAAATTGCAAAAGCTATAGACAGAGAATTAGAAATATCTATGAAACGATTTTCAGATAGACCAATCACCCTTACTTTTAATCTTACAAATAAAGAGGAGCAGGAATGATTACTTCTAAAGAGTCTATGTCTTGGTACAAGAAGGTTGACGAAACTTGGGTCGGTGTTGGCGTTAGTCCTAATGTTAGAAAGGGCATTCCAACTGACTACAAGACAGCTTGTAAAGCTATCAAGGTTTTGTGGAAAAAGGAAATGGGAGAGAAGTTTCCTTATGACCTTAAAGAAGTCTCAGGAAATAAATACACTTGGTGTAGGGACAGATGCACCTTTACTGTTAATCCAACGAGAGGTTGGGCGGAAATTATTCATGGCTTGGGTCATTACATGGGTTATATGAAAAACCATAAGAGACCGCACTGTGCTGAACACGCAGTTTTAGAATACAGACTGACCAAGTATGTAGCTGATAATAATTTAGTGGAACTTGCTAAACAAGCACTCCTCAAACAAAAGGTGATTGAATCCAAACCCAAACTTAGATTAAACAAAGTGGCACAGAGATACGCCAGTATGTTGAGAAGAAAATCTAAATGGGAAAAGACACTCAAGCAGGCAGAAAAAAATCTGGCTAAAGCAGAGAAAGAAATTAAGAAGTATGAGCAGGCACATTCAGAAGAGAAGCTGACAACTAAATACGTTGAACCCATCAAGAGAAAGGTTCAACCAAAGAAAGACTGGGAGGCTATGGCTTTAGACTTAGCCGAAAAGTATGAAGGCATCAAGATAGAATACGACTCCTACTATAAAGAGATTGACCTTTGGTATCATGGCAACAGACCTCCTGAATGGGAATATGACAGGTCTGGTGAAACCCATTGGATGCCAAGATACTCTTGGAGACAGATTTATAAACTTGCAGTATTAACTCTTCAAGAAGATGGGGCATGGATAGAAAACGATAGTGCTTGACCAAAGACCAGAACGGATTTAGTATCATGAACCCACAGAAGGAGGACAGATGTCTATAGAATGTTTGAACAATGCCTTAAAGGTTGAAGGCTTAACACCAACCAAGAAATTTGTATTAGTAGTTTTGGCAAATTATTGTGACCAAAAAAATACATGCTTTCCATCACATCAGCATGTAGGAAAAATTGTAGGAATAAAAGACGAGAAGCATATAGGAAAAATAATAAGAGAACTTCAGCAGCTTGGCTTGTTGAAGATAAGGAATAGATATAAAGACGATGGGGGCAATATAAGCAATGAATACGAACTTACTATAGGTATAGGGGTGGGTCAGGAGAACCCCACCCTCTTTGAGACCACTAGGGTAGGGGTCTCAGCAACCCCCAATACTAAAGAAGATACTAAAGAGAGAGATATAGAGAATGACTTTGAAAAATTTTGGGAAAGCTATCCAAGAAAGATTAACAAATACCAAGCCAAGCAAAAGTATTACTTAGTCACTAAGACTTACGATAAAGATAAACTCAAATGTATGCTTGAAAAATTTGTTGCACATTGTGAAGCGGAGAAAACAGAAACCATATTCATACCGCACTGCTCCACATTTTTGACCCAGAAAAGATTTTTAGACTATGAGGATATAAAGCTAGAGGACATCAAGAACCTAGCTAAGACTAAAGAGCCAGACAATAAACCTAAGTGGATGCGTGATAAAGAGATTCTAAGCAAGCAAAACGAACTCAGGGCGTCTAACTCATGGTCTACAAGAAGCGAGCCTAAGAACGCTCCTAAAGCAAATCCAAAGGCAAGTCAGATACTAGCCAAGATTGCAGCCAAGCATAATCTGTAGAATGTTACAGGTAAAAGTCGTTAGGTTGTACTTTGCCTTTAGTTATTTCATTGATGACTAACATTTCTTTTTTTCTAGGCGTTCTAATTTCTAAAATATATTTAGACAAACCCCCTTGTGAAAATTTATGTCCAGTCTTGTCTTCACAGTTTTTAATAAACTGTTTTTGGGTAAGTGAATTATCGGTAAGATATTCTGCTAATTTCATGATTATTTATATTCCTTTTTGGTTTGCAAAAATTCCAGTTTGGGATTATAATGCTATATCGGATTAATTGAAACAAAAAAATTGAGGTATTTAAAATGAATAATAACGCATTTGATAATTTCGGAATAGAGCATCTTTCCAATTCAAGCATAAATCTTTACAAGTCAAACCCTGCTCTTTGGGTCGTCAGGTATTTGCATGGCTATAAAAGCAAGACCAATGCTGCCATGTTAAGGGGAACAGTAACCGATCATGAAATAGGCAGACAGTTCTCAGAACCCTTAGAACTAAAAGATTCAATACAAAGAGGCATCAAGGAGTTTAATTCCACAGTTAAGAAATTAAAAAAAGAAAATAACTTTGACACCAACCCTGACGCAGAGTTAAAAGAAAAAACAAACTTAGCTAAGTATTTAGAATTAGCAATACCTCACTATAAGAATCTAGGCAATCCAGTTTCTTATCAAAAGAAAATAGAATTACAGTTTGATGAAATCCCAGTGCCTATCATTGGGTATTTAGACTTAGAGTATGACGGAATAGTAAGAGACATTAAGACCACTGGTCGTATGCTTAGTGCTGTTCCAGATTCCGTCAGCAGGCAGCTATCCATTTATAGTGTAGCTTTAGGCGGTCATGTTCCGTTGGTTGATTACATATATGTCACTAGCCGAAAAGCAGAAGTGATAACTGTGCAAATTGAAGATGTGGACAGACATATGTCTGAAGTAAAACAGGGAGCTATAGCAATATACAATCTCTTGTCTACTTCAGATGAATTAAATGAAATAACTTCTATGTTCTCCCCTGACTTTTCCGATTGGATGTGGTCAGAGAATGAGATTGTAGAAGCAAAAAAAATATGGAGTATAAAATGAATGATATATTAGTAAATTGTATCAATGAAATAGCAAACCTTTCTAACGAAGACAAGGTTAATATTAAAGGTAAGTTCTACACCACAGTAGATACAAGAGTAGAAATATTCAGAAAACACTTTGGCATCAATGCAGAGATAAGGACAGAGATTATTACTCACAACCTAGAAATGGTTGTTGTAAAAGCTACAGTCCTAGTTAAGCAAGACGGAGAGTGGAAGGCTATAGGCTCAGACTTTGCAGAAGAGTTTAGAAATCAAGGCATGGTTAATAAAACATCTGCCCTAGAGAACTGCTGTACGAGCGCAATAGGCAGAGCTTTAGCAGCTTGTGGACTGGGTGGTGGGGCATACGCATCTTCTTTTGAGGTAGACAATGCTATTAATAGTAAGCAGGCTGCCCCTGACACATCTAAAGGCTACAACATTAAAGGTCTTAATGGCTCTATAAAAAAGAATTGTGAAACTGCCGTAGACCTTTTGCAATTAATGAGAGATGAATATGATGAAGCGGTAAATGAGAAATTACCTTTCAATGGTATTTATCGCATGAACCAAGCTGAGATAAAAAGAGCTTATGAAAGTCTTGCAGATGATGATACAGAAATAAAAAAAGGGTTTCAGAGTCTTATTGAAATAGGCGAGAAGGGGTAATCATGAATAAGAAAATGACACTTATGGATTGTCTTTACGAAGTTATGAAAGACGGAGGGTGGTTCACTTTTTGGGTATTGAGAGACAGAATAAGTAATAGCTTTGACAAGTATTATGGAGAAGCTACTATCTCAGCAGGTCTTAGAAAGTTTAGGCACTACGAAGAAAGAAAAAAGTATAATCTATCTTTTGGCGCAGAGGTTATTGAAAAAAGACCAAGACCCACAGGGGCAGGTTACGAATACAAACTGATTGTCCAAGCAGGACAGCAAAATTTATTTTAGGAGAAAAATAATGCAAAAAGAATATGACAACGAGCTAACAGGTTATCTGTGGCATGAAACAGGTTCATCAGTAATGAGAAAAGGAACTGTGCAAGTAAAGGGGCAAAAAAGATATGCTGCCATCATAAAATCTACCAACAATGTTGGAGAAGAGAAATATGAGCTTATGATTTCAGCAGGATTGCTTCACGTTAATGCCGTTAAGACATCAGACAGAAGTCCTGACATATCAGGAACAGTTACTATAGATGGTTTGGTTTTAAAAATGGGAGGATGGAGAAAGGTCTCTGATAAAGGAGATGAATACACCAGTATCAGTTTCAGAGAAAAGGATGAAGTCAAGCAGTCGGAAACAACCAATACTTTTGACACACAAACCGATGATGTCCCATTTTAATAATGATTGCGAATATATGATGCCACCATTTATTTATGACCGCAATAATTCTTACGAAACCAACTTTGAGAACTGGTGGTTGGGGAAAAAAGACATTGCTGTAAACAACAATCACGAAATTTACACATTGGGCGGTAAAAAAAATGCTAGAAAACTTTTTGACTATTTTTACGAACATAAAAAAATAAAAATAAGAAGAATAAAGACTTATGGCTAAACGCTTCCAAGATAAAAACCATCTTTATTGGATTAGACAACAACAATGTCTAATCCAAAAGGCAGGCTTCTATTCCTGCAAAGGAACAGTTGAAGCACACCACTTGCTACAACCCAACACAGGTTTCAGGGGCGGAGTAAAAGCAGGGGATGACGATACAATAAGTTTGTGCAGGTATCATCATTCTTTGCTGCACACCAAGTACGGCACAGATAAATTGTTTCTTGAGCATTATGGATTGCCTGAAAACTATGGGAAAGAGCAAGCACGAAGTTTATTTAAAAGAAAACAATACATAGATTCGGCAAAAGAAGACAATTTGCCGTTCTAAAAAAAGTTGAAATAAAGTCTATAAAAGACTTGCATATATTCCAATATGGTATATTATATCTATATCGGCTTGTTAGTTAAACGATATAAAACTTAAAGATAACTAAACTTCTTGAAAGATTAAGAGCAAAAAAAGCTCACAATGTTTCAGACAAGATTAAATTAAAATGTTTACTAGAAGATTAGCTCAGATACCCAAACTTGTGAGGAAGATCATTAGATCAGGATTAAGTTGAAGTTTTTAGATAATCAATAAGTTTTCAAATTATATTAGCAACTAAGTTATAGTAAAAGTAAATGCTGTAAGTAGTTAATGTTAAGAATTAAAACGAGAGAAGCCTTATTGTTCCGAAAGGAAATACTAAAAAATACAATCAGCGATACTTAAAGTTCCATGTCTGTAAAACAATGTTGAGATTAACTCCGTTACTTTTTAGGCGGTAGCAAAATCACAAGACTTAATTTTATGGCTTGTACCCATAAAAAAGGCACAAGAATGAACAACAGAGCGTTTCTAGGGATTTAAAAATGTGTTTGCAAGCACATGAGTAAAGTCTAACAACTTAGCGGTTTGATAAACTTAGAAAGGGTCATGGGGTGGTAAACCATATCTTCTAGTAAGCATTTTGATTTGATTGATGAAGAAAAGACTTGCATATATTCCAGAACGGACTATAATGTAATAGTGTTTAATAAATTGAAAAGGAAAAAAATGAAAATTAACCAAATAGTAAAAGGGAAGATAGCAGGATATTTTGTTGTGCTAGGGTTTAGAAAAATTGAAGGAGAAGACTACGCACAACTAAAAGTAGTTGACCCAAAAGATTTTACTAAAACAACAAAAGGAGAGTTGGCATTACCATTAACTTCTTTAAAGGAGGCAGTGTAATGGCTACAAGCTACACAAGACAATTCCTAAATGGTTTACACAAACCTACTTTGACCAAAAAAATAGCAAGAGAGCATAAACTG